CCAATAGTAGATGTCCCCGTACCTGGGGTTGATAACCAAGTCCTGACCGTAGTTGGAGTTCGACCAGAACCTAAGATTATCCGTAGGACTGATAGGAGCAAATGCACTGCCCCAGGGTCCACGACCCCAAGGGCCTGACCCCCATCCTGTCGCATACACCTGAGTGTTCAATCCAACATTGATCTGGAAAGCAGCACTGACAGCAGCGCCTCCTCCTGAAGTAGAAGGAGTGACGGTAGCGCCAGCAGGGAACACAACGTAGAAGCTGGTGGCGTCTATGATCTCTGTGATCTGGACTTCTACGTTCAATTGATCTGCGGTAAACCCGTCGAATCCAGTAGCGCCAGAGAACGTCACCCAATCGAATTCGATTGCATCGTGGCCGACAGGAGTCGTTACCTTCATCTTTCCAGTCCCAACAACTTGAGTCTCGAAAGGATTGTTGCCTAACGCTATCGTTGTTCTGATCGGAGTGATGTCGTTAACGTACTGACCAGCTTCAATATAGTATTTCTGGTTAGTCCCTATCCCTATGAATCGCTCTAGGGATAGGGATGTCCATTGAATCATCGACCTGCAAGTACCGTAGATGGTCTCAGCGTTAGCATATGCCTGCCATCCACCGATTACCTCAGGGTATCCAAGCCTAAACCGGATCTTGTCTGAATCGTACCAGAATCCTTCTGAGGAGTATTCCGTTACGTCTTTAACGATTCCGGGTTTAGGTTGGATTTTTACAAGAGGCATATCAGACTAGATCTGGCTTGAGATCTTCCTTCTTCCTGCTGGCCTTCAGCTCGTCGCTGTAAACCGTAAGAGCAACATTCAATTGATCGGCGCTAAACTGCAACTGCGACAGCTTGTTCTGGATATCGCTGATCTGAGAGACCAAGTACTTCTGTCGGTCGTTCAGTTCAGAAGCAAACACTTTCTCGTTGTCAATAAAAATGAATTGTTCAGAGTTCATGCAATTCATTCTAGTGCAATGATGTGCTTTAACGCAACGTCTGAGATACTTTCATCTGCTGATAAGCAACTTCTACGGCGCGAGAGAGAATCTCTTTAGGAACATCAGGTAGCTTCTGCCGTGCGATCTTAACAGCGACATCTTTAAGAACCTCTCCCTTCGGTTTGGATCCATCCAGGATGGCGTTAACTCCCCACTGCCGCGCCAAAGTTAGGATCTCGTCGTCAACCTTATTCGGAGTTGCAGCAGCAACGATCTCTACAACCGGATAGACGACAGAGACGTACTTGAGAAAGGTAGTCGCCGCGCTAGGAGAGAAGATCTTCTTGAAGAAAGACTTGATGTTCATAAGGATCCTACGAAAGGTTCTTCAACTTGTACAGGGTGGAAGCGATGAGAGACAGGATCTCATCAACGGTGTTCTGCAAATGGCTCTCAGAGCCAACCTGACTCCTGTTGTTGGAAACGTACCGATACAACTCTTCTACGAAACCAACAGCATCCTTAGGGGCGCTGAACTTCTCAGAAGGGAAGGAGTCGATAATGCCATGCACTCCCATACACTCTTCCGCAAGAGAGTCAGCTAGCTCTTCTAGGCCCTCGTACAGCGACCCTAGCGCCTTGTGTGCAGCGTAGCTGCCCTTACCCTTCGCCATTAGGTGCAGCATATGTGCTGCGGTTACACCGTGGAGAAGTTTAGAGATAAAGTCAGATTGGTAGTTTGCCATGTTCTTAGTTCCAGGGTGGAGGTAGAGGAATCGTAGGAGGGTTCTTCTGATTAGCGAGGTTCGTCGCAAGCGACGCGTCGTACTGCGCGACCGCCGCGGGCGTCAGTGCCGCCTCCACCCAACCTTGTACCTGCGCTTTCGTCAAATCTGCAAATGGCGTAAACGTGCTTGGGTCGGCTGGCCCAATGGCCACCCGCCCGTAGCAGCTCGCCGCGTATGTTCCATCGGTCGCAGTTCGCCGCCAGTCGATCATGATGACGATGTCGGTCAGGCTGCCGTCGGCCGGCTTGACGGTGAGGGGGTTGAAGATCCAATCGTAGGTAATTGCCATGTTTAGTTCCTTGCTTCGAGAATGTCGATCTTTGCTTTGAGTTCTTTAATTGCATTGATGAGCGCGAATGTCACGGCGTGGCCGTTGTAATTCAAAAGTTCAGTCTCTTCCTCATCGTCCCCGTGCAGCTTCCCCTGAAAAGTCCCGATGCACTCCGGAAACACTTCCTGCGCCTCTTGCGCCACGATGGAGATGTGCTCTTTGCCGTCGGCCACCATGCCGCCGAAGCCGTTGTATTTGTAGCGCACTGGGCGCAAAGCACAGATAGCGTCCAGGCCCTTCTCGTAGTCGCCGAGGACTGTCTTCAGCCGTGCATCCGAGGCGATGGTCCAGGTGTTGGTCGTGGGCTTGGCAGCAGAATCGGTCGAGAGCTGAAGTTGATAAGCCGGACTCGCCGTTCCTATACCGACGTTGCCGTCAGCCAAAATCCGCATCCGCTCAAGATTGATGCTTCCGTTTGCACGGGTATAGAACGCCATGTACCCACCGAATTCTCCACTAGTGGCGGTTTCTTTGAACCCAACTATACTCGCCCAATTCGCCTGAGCCGTGCCGGAATACCTGCCGCCAAAAGTCAATACTCCGCCACGATCAGCGGCTACTGTATCATTTGAACTAATACTTACAATTGAGTCAGCTTGCTGCCCGCCAAGAGACGAAGGGCCAACAAAACTAGCAGCTCTACCAAACTGATCGGCCGTAGTGTTGGCCGTACCAGAAGCCAGAACATCTAATTTAGTTCCAGGACTCGCCGTTCCAATGCCGACGTTGCCGCCGTTCTGAAGCCGCATTACTTCAGTCGCGCCGTTGTTCCCGGTCTGGAAGATAATGTCCGCGCCCGTGGTGCCGACGCCAGAGGTGGACCGCAGGGTAAGAGTAGAGGTGGTTCCTGTGCCGCCGATGACAAGCGGTACAGTTGCGCTCGTCGTAATCGTAGGAGTCGCAATCGTAGGCGATGTGCCAAACACAAGCGCCCCGCTACCCGTCTCGTCCGTTACGGCACTTGCAAGATTGGCGCTCGAAGGTGTAGCTAGAAACGTAGCGACATTAGTGCCAAGCCCAGACACACCGGAAGAGATCGGAAGACCTGTGCAATTAGTAAGAGTCCCTGAAGTTGGCGTACCCAGTAGCGGGGTAACCAACGTGGGGGAGGTAACAAGAACGACAGAACCCGTACCCGTTACAGCACTAACCTGCGTACCGTTGATCCGCAAGACATTCCCGGCACCAGCAGTGTCAAGCGTCTTGTTCGTAAACGTATCGGTCGTAGCCTTGCCTACAAGCGTGTCTGTTGCGGCGGGAAGAGTAAGGGTACCTGAGGCCGTAGCATTCGCTTGCAACGTCGTGTTGCCGCTGCTAGAGCCAACAAACACAACTCCTGTAGCCTCCAACAGAGCAGTCAGCTTTAGGCTGGTTAAGACCTCTTTAGCGGAAGCACCCGACCCTGCACCGTCCAAGTACACAATCGACGAGTACCCAGGTTTGATCGCAACGGTAGAGCCAGATCCCTGCGAGATGATGACGTTCTGCCCACCTGTCGTATTGTTCTGGACAAAGTAATGCTTCTTAACCGTGTTCGGCGTAATGCTAACCGTATTCGCAGCAGCAAGCGTACCCGTAAAGCTGATTACCTTGTTTCTTCCATCGGCAGCAGTACCGTCAGGAATGTTTAAGGTATGCGTTGTCCCCGTCAATGCAACAGCAACAAACCCATCAATCGCTGTATCGAACAAATCGAAGTTCGTGTTGGTAGTATTGCCCCAAGTACCAGACTGTTCACCTGTTGCAATCTTTTGGATCTTGTTATTAGAAGTATATGTAGAGGGCATATTAGTTCGTTACAGAGCTAATCACTGCAATTGCAGTATTGGAGTTTGCGGTAGGGAATTGGATTGTCAACGTACCGGAAGAGACGGTCTTGTTGGTTCCAAAGTCTAGGACAAAAATAGACTTGTTGGATTTGGAAGAGTTGTACACAAGAGCGCCCCGGCAAGTAAACGAAGCAGAAGTCCAGCTTATATCGGCAAAGTCGAGGATCGTATAGATCCCGTCAGGAGTAACGGTAGCGGTCAACGTCTTCCCTCCAGCGGTATATCCCGTGCCGGATACTTCGTTCGTGGCGCTGTAGGCAGTCGTAGTGTTGTCGATGGTCGCAGAGTCTGTATACAGTGCCATCTTGATGACATCCGTAGAGAAATCGTGTACGGCAAGGAGCAGTTGCTCCTTAAACGAGTTGGTTACATAACTGCCTGTGAATGCCATTAGCCGATATTCCTTTTGCTATCAGGGTTCCTGTAGTTGTCCATTCTCTGCTCGTCTTCACAGACGTTCTTCAATTCAATCAGCCCAAGCTGATACAGCTTCTCGTACTGCTGCTGCATCTGAGGCTCACCCTTAAGGAACGAGTACGCTTCAACAAGGCACCCGTACAGCAACACTTGAGGGAAGTAGTTGCTGACCCATGTAATGTTGTTGCTTGCGCCAACAATCGTATCCGGGGTCTTGTAGTAGTACAAAGTATAACCGTAAGACTGACCAGCAGATGGCGCTACAAGAATTGTCGTAGAGTTCTCGCCTGACGATTGAATAGCGTAATAAGCTGGCTCTCCTGAAGATCCAGCAGATCCAGCCGTCACCCCATATGCCTCCGTTAAATACGAAGGCTCTTTAAGAAGAAGACCTATCTGGGTTCCTCCGATACTGACAAACAGACTCAGCGGCATAACGAAGTCGCTAGGAGTCGTTATAGTCTGAGTTGTCACATTGCCAGTAACGGAGGCCCTGGAATCAGGAGACTTTACATC